AATCGAGACCCTGGTCGAAGATCTCATCGGATAGAAATTCACCAGCCATATCAGTTTAGCGCCTTCATTGCTTTGACCGCCGCAACCTCGGTCTCATAATCGACACCGTCCGGGATGTAGCGACCTCCCTCGGTCGAGGCGATAAAGTCGCCGTCGTCATTGGCGACCCAATTGTAAACCCGCCAATAGGCGCCGCCCGCGTGGAGGATGTTCGTCTTACTGTAAATCTGCACCATTTCTTACTACCTTTCTAGACCCGATAGCGCGCCCGCTGTCTGGGTCAATTATCAATTCGTTTGGTGCCGCAACGATCTCAGCCAATTGCTCTAACTGAGCGTTGTTCGACGCGGATTGCTGGGCGATCAATTCGCCGATCTGGATAAGACCGGCCATCAGTATCTCGGTGCCGGTCTTGACGACCTTCTGGCCGTCCTCGCCGATCTCCTCGACGCCGCCACTCTCCATTGCCTTCTGGTCGCGCTCTGCCTGGAACTTCATCTGGGCGAGCTGCATCTGGTTGTTCATTTTTTCGGTTTCAAGCAAGATTTGCTGCTGTGCCTTGTATTGCTCTAGCTCGATCTGCGCATTGGTCTTGGCTTCGTTTAGCTGTTGCGTCTGTTGCGCCTTCGCCGCGTCTAGCCCCTGATCCATTTTCATCTTTTGGTTTTCGTCGGCGAGCTTCTGAATTTCGGCCTGACCCTTTTCTAGGATCGGCTTGAGATGTTCGGGGACTTCTTTCTTTTCGAGTTCCTCGAACTTCTCGGCGATCTCGTCGGCGCCAGGCCAATCAAGGTTCTTGGCGAGCAGTGGCGCGATGATCGGCGCACTGGGCGGGTAGGACCGCATCGCCTCGGTCATCTGCATGGCGCTCTCTTCGCGGCGAGACGTGAATGACGGCCCTGCCTTTACGATCAAATCATACTTTCCGAGTGTAAGGTCATGCGTCCGCATGATCGCCTCGCCGCGTTCGTCGCGCTCCTCCTCGCCCTTGCGATTAAGCTGGGGCGTGGGCGCGTTGATTTTCTGCGAAATTTCTTTGTCGTCCTCGCCAAGGATGCGGATAATTCGCTCCTCGGTGTAAACGTGGGGGATGAGATCGATCATAATGCGACCGCCGTGCCGGATGGCGCGCGTCATGTTGTCAATAAAATGGAATGTCGATATGTCGCCCTCGCGCTGCCGTGCCATGATGGCGCGACCGCTCGTCTCGTTCGACCGTTGACCCAGGGAGGCGTCGTGGATGCCCGACGTACTCTTGATGTCGTCATTGGCACCGGCTGCTTCCGACAAAGCTCCAGCCGCCGCGCCACTGTCGAGGGGCTGACGTTGTGGCGCCGCGCCACCAGCCTGCGGAACCGGGTCATATTCGAGGTAGGCGTGTGATTTGGTATTGGCACTATTCCATCGATCGATGTCGGATGCGAAGGCGCCCTTCGGGCCGATGTAGGGGACGCGAGGGGCGAGCGCGACGAGTTCGGTCGATGCCGTGCGCCAGTAGTTGTACATACGCTGCGCGTCGGTACTGTTGTGCATGAGCGAGCGCAGAAAACGCTGCCCCTCGATGTCGAAATCCTCGCCGTAGACCGGGATCAGCGGAATGTAGCGCCCCGGCCAATCGTTTGTTTCCAGGATTTCGGCGCCGGACATGATGCGCTGTGTGACCTTGTGCGCCTTGGCAACGCGCTCACGCTTGACCTGGATCATGCCAGCCTGGAGCATCATCATCAGTCGCTCGTCGGTCTCCAGGTCTCCCGCATCGCGGATTTGACCATCGGAGAGCAACACGATTGGCCGATCGGCCTCCTCACGGCTCCACCACTCCGCGACCATGACGCCATCGTCGTTTAGCCACTCTTGCCCAGCTAGGCCGGACCACGAGTTGCCTTCCCAATCGACGGCTTTTGCCTTTGGGTATTTGCGTTTGAAAATTGTCTTCGACAGGCGATCGGTAACGAACGCTATATTCCAATCCTTGCTGTCGGCACCGCGATCGCTGGGATCGCCGTAGACGCTGAACGCATTGGGGATGCGCCTAACTGCGAGATCCATTTCAAATGCGTCGTCGTAGGCGTAATCCATGACGACGCGGAAGTAGCCAAAGCCGCCAGACACGGCTTGCTCGATAGCCGTGTCGTAAGCCACGTCGGCGTCGCTGGTGTATTCGATATTGCGGAGTAGCCCAGAGATGACCTTGGCGGTCTCAACGTCCGCATGATCGTCGTTAGGGCGCGCCTTCATGCTGGGCTTGTTCAACCGCGCATCGTTGACGACCTGGCGGATGAATGCCGACATCTTGTTGAGCGTGAGACAGGGGCGACCTTCCTTCTCGCGCTGTGTTCGAATGTCTTCCGGCCATTGCAAGCCCTGTCGGGCGAAGCGCATATTTTTTAGCGCCTCGACACGGTTGCGGCTTTCGCCGTCCGACGCCTCCTCGAATAGCGTGCGACCTTCGAGGAGGAGTTCGTCGTCGTTCATGTCGTCGACAGGCTTTTTGTCGTCGTCTACGTCAGCCATGCGAAAATCCTAGTATTCGACGCCGTCTTCAGTCTCGACCGTGCCGCGCACCTCGGCAACATCAGGGTCGCTCGTCGCCTTGCTCTTGCGCTTGCGGCGCGGCGGTGGCTCGTCCTCAAGGACTGGTGCGGGCGGTGCGGCGTTGAGAGCCATCTGAAGGCGATCACGCAGCGTCTGGACGTTGCGGTCAGTCGCGCCGCCGTCAGGGATCGGCGCAACGCGCAGCGTGTCCTCAATGACCTTGAGCGCCGCCAGGGCGATTTCGTAGTGGTTGCGGTTTGGTGCCATTGTGTCCTCAACTAATTCATCCATCCGCCTTGAGCGTAGGCCACCTGTTTGGGCTTGGCCGCGTCGAGCGGTGCTTCGTATGCCACACAGCCGAGACCAAATGCGTCCGCGTCGTTCGATGAAAAGTCGTGATCGGGTCCAAGGTCGATGCCCCGCTCCTTGTCGATCTTGGCATGATACCAGCCAAGGCTTTCGAGCAATGGCGCGGTCGTGCGTTCGTTGAACCATATCGACGGGAACATCCGCCGGGACGCCTCGACGCGGAGCATCGCAGCGCCTCGACCCTGGTTCGGGATGATCTGCGTATGAAAGCCCGCCGCTTGCAGCGCGCTGTTGTAGCTCACGTCGTGAACCTTGTCGTGCGTGTCGCCATCGTGCGGCAGCATACACAGTGCGTCCTCGTAGCCCTTCTTTCGCAACCAACCAATATGCACCGAGAGCGGCTGACCCTGCGCCGAGTAGTGGTCGAGAATGCGGATCTCGCGGCCTATCCATTGCTGGATGATGATCGAAACCAGATCGGCCTTGGCGCCAGTGCCGCCGATGTCCCATGCGGCTCTCATCGTCATCAGCGGATCAGGAGCGACGTTGCCAATGCGGCCTTGCTCTTTCGCCAGTGTGATGCCGCTTGAGAAATATGCGCCCTCCTGGATCGTCACAAATTCCCCTTCCCAAATGTGATCATATTGGTCAGGCCGCTTTTCCTTATCCTCAAGACGATCACGTTCGAGCACGGCAGGGAAGTATGGATTGTCGCGCCAGTTCATCTCGACGATCTTCACGTCGCCAACGCCGGCAGCTTGAACGCGGAAGCGGAGATGCGTCGGTGACTTCTTGCGACCAGGGTTCCACGTCACCCATATCTCGGAACTGGCCTCGCGCACTGTCGGGATGGCAATCTGCCAGGCGTAGGCGCTGACCTCCTCGGCCTCGTCAACCCAAAGGATGTGAATGCGGGCTTTTGATTTCAGTGACGCCAGCGACTTGTGCAATCCGATGAACGCGAAGTCGACGCGCGCCCCTCGGAATGTTTTTGTGCGGATGTATCTCTCGCCGACCTCGTAGCCCTCAGTCAGCCACGGCTCGGATGCAATCGCTTCCTTGACCTCGGCCATCGAACTGTCGTCGAGCGAATTCATAAACTCTCGACCGCAAACTATCAGGCCGCGCTCGCCGCTCATTGCGAGTTGCAAGCCGCGCACTGCGGCCATCTTTGCAAATGATCTGGTCTTGGCGGAACCTCGTCCACCGTAGGCGCCGCGTATCCGAGCCGCCCCGTAGAATACTGGAGCCAGCTTTGCGGGCAGCTTAATCTTCTGGTCTGTCATCAGGCGCTGGGAGAGACAGGGGCGCGTCCTCGGCGACAATTACGATGCGTGTGACCTGTTCGACCGGGCCAGCGTCGGGTCCGCTGATCGCGACCTGTTGCGCGTCGCCGTATCGGCGCGGGAACAGCCTGGACGCGGTCCACTTTCTGGTATCGATCTTGAGGCGATCGCGAGCAATCTTAATTGCGTCGTCAACGTCGACAATGCCGTCAGAGATGCCGACGAGTTGGTCGAAATACATATCCGCAGCTTCATGCCGCGCCAGTTCGTAGCGGAACTCAAAATCAGAGTGGTTGTACAGGCGCCAATAGACGGCGGACCGACACGGCATATGCTTGTCGGCGACGATATCCTTCAACGGTTCGCCGTTGGCGATCCTGTCGAGGATTTCGTCCTCTATTTTCTCTGTGACCTTTACAGTCCTAGACATCGCCAGTCCCTCGTCAGGTTGTTGGCATAAAAAAACCCCGGCGGGTGGGCCGGGGCTGAGTTGAGTTGAGTTCTAGGGGAGGAACTAGGAAATCAGACGGGAGGTCTGGGAGGAAATCTCACCGCCTAACGAAAGGATAGGCACGATCCCGTTGGGTTGTCAAGCAGAGGACGGGTGAGTTTTTCTTCTTTTAACTTCCTCCCCAATCTTCCTCCGAGTTTCCAAGCCCATGGCAGCCGCAGCGTCACTAAGCGCTTGCCGCAGCCGACGCCCGACGTAATCCACGTCGCGCTGTGATCGCCCATCGAAGAGCATTAGGGCGATCTGCGCAGCTGTGTGTCGCTTGATGAGGTACAACTCGACCACCGCTTGCCCCTCACGTCCGAGAACGCGGTTGATGCGGATTAATTGCGTAACGGCGCGCCTGTGTCGATCGGTAATGCCGGTGGGGATTGTCGGACCGCCATCGACCACCGGGGCGCTTGTGTCGACGCCGCCAGTGTTGCCAATGCCGGCGCGTTCGTGAAGTGACTGGATTTCCCTACCGGCGGCGAACTGCGCCGGGGATATTTGTTTGCGATGCCAGAGCTTGCCGAGAGGATCGTCGCGGAGTTGGCGGACGACCACGACTTGGTCTGGTCTGTATTTGGTCTCGCCTCGATCGGTTTGTGTCGCTGGCACGATTTCTCCGTGAGGGTTGTCGACGAGCGTGGCGCCGGGCGGCGCTCCCGTCTTGGGCTTGTGCGGACGGCGTCGTCGTGGCACATCGCGTCTCCTGTTGGGCCTGGGTCGCTCTCGCGCACCAGGAGAGGAATGCGGGAGCGACACGGCCTCGCGGCCTCCAGGTTGGATTGTGTCTATCACTGCGCCGAGATTGGCGCAACCGCTCGGTACTGGTAACAAGCCCTAAGTAATGTATTTTTATTAGGGGATGTTACCAGTAGAGACGTCTCATCGTGGCCTGGCCGCTCCCCCTGGGAAGAACCGCGTTTCCTTGTATATCGATTGTTCGTCAACTCGCGATGGTGCGGGGCGCTCGTCGGCCCTCTCCACGTCAATATTCAATTCGTTGATGTGAGACGGCGGCGTGTCGCTGTTGGCCGACGCATTGCTTTTGATAGCCTCGGCGAAGCGTCGCAGAACTGATCCCTCGGAGTAGCCAAACACTTTTGCGCTGGCGCTGACCTCGTGAACAGCGCCCTGCTCCGGTGCTTCTTGGCTATCGTTTTGTTTCTTCGGGCCTCGCTTTGTGAAGTCGCGCCTAGACAATTCGTAGACTGACGGCTTGACGCGCGCCGCCTCGAAAGACGCCATTGATGGCGACACGCCGACGAAGCCCGACGCGCGTTGGATTGCGTCGTCCCCGTCGGCTGCACAAACGATCAACGCGCCAATTTCGATCATATTGCCGCGCTGAGAGTGATAGTTAACCTTATACATCTGCATTTTCTCTCCTTTCGCTACTGGGGTCTTCGCCTATAAGAAAATCACCCCGCCAAATCCGGTATGTCATCGCCCTGCGCCCAGAAGTCGTCATCTGGTCGTGGCGTCTGGACTTCACGAGTGGCGACGACCTCGGCACCTGGGAAGGCCACCTTGACCTCCGAGATCTTCGACGCCGTGATGACGCGCCCGACCTCGGCGAGCGTGACGACGACCTTGTGTCTGCCATCATCGAGAACTGCCTTTGCGTGATCGTTGTTCTCGACGATGGCTGCGACGGCGCCACTGGCGAGCGTGACCTCGGCGAGTATCTTCTTCGCCATGTGTTCGGCGCCCGACGCCCTCGCCTCTGCGTCGACCGCACGCCAAGCCTTGCACATGCGTGCAGCCTCGCGCTTAATGTCCTCTAGGTTGCCGTTCCAATTGGCGTGATTGAACCGATATCTTTGGCTATCGAACTTGGCGCGAGTTGTCTCGCTGACGAGCAACCTGACACGATCCTCACCCCAGCGTTTGGATATCTCAACTGCCAGCTTGTCGGCTTCATCGACAGCCGCCTGGCCGATCGCATAAGTCGCCGGGCTTTTCATCCAGTCTGCCCTCGCCCCCACCACCACCACTTTGATCGGGATTGTTTTCTTCGCCATGTCGTTTTCTCCTGTTTGATTTTGCCCCCTCCCCGGTGGGGGGGGCTATAACCCCCCCCTGTAAGGGGGGGAGAGGTTCCGCTCCGCAAACCTCCGCAATGACATCAATGACTTACAGCGGAGGTTCCGCAGGTTCCGCAAAGGTTCCGCATAATGATATCAATGACTTACAGCGGAGGTTCCGCAAGGTTCCGCAAGGTTCCGCATCATTTTCTCCTTCCTTTTTCGATAAAATCGTCGGCTCTCAGCATCCAATTGGATGCCCTGAGAATGCGCTTGACGAGCTTCAACGACGGCGCCAGCGTGCGGCTTTCGATCCTGTGGATTGTGCCACGGGACGTATCCGCCCTGAGCGCCATGCCGGTCGCCGAGACGCCCTGTTCGGCGCGATATCTTCTGAGCGGATGCTTGTCCATAACGTCAACCTGTAGCGTATTGCGAAACAAAGTTCAAGAGGGGCGCTTGACACGACTGTAGCGTATGGCGTAACACAATGCAATCGTGCCAAGCGCGCAGGGGGGATTTAGTAAAATGACCCAAGAAATAAAAGCCCTCAACGGCGAAATTCTAGCCGCCGCAGACGCCGACCTTCGAGGTGCCAACCTTCAAGGCGCATACCTTCAAGGTGCCGACCTTCAAGGTGCCAACCTTCAAGGTGCCGACCTTCAATGGGCACGCCTTCAAGGTGCCGACCTTCGAGGTGCCAACCTTCAAGGTGCCGACCTTCAATGGGCACGCCTTCAAGGCGCCGATCTTCGAGGTGTCAATCTTAAAAAAGCCAACCTTCAATGGGCCGATCTTCAAGATGCCGACCTTAAAAGTGCCAATCTTCAAGGCGCCGATCTTCAAGACGCCTACCTTCAAAGTGCCAATCTTCAAGGCGCCTCAATTTGCTGCGGCTGGCACTTAACCCGGACCTTGAGACCGTTCTACCTTGACCACCACTATTAACCAAGGACTGACGCAAAGTCCGCCTATTCGGAACTCAAACATTTTCACCGCTCCACGGGAGAAGCAAAATGGCTAAACCAATCGTAGACTGGAACGAGGAGCGTGTCGCCCTTCTGACCCAGCTTTGGGGCGAGGGTCACAGCGCCAGAGTGATCGCCGAGAAGATGGGATTGAAGTCCCGCAACATGGTCATTGGCAAGGCTCACCGCCTCAAGCTGCCGGCGAGACCACGGCGCACAGGCCCATCGAAGGCACCAAAAAAGACCAACCCACGCCGAATGGTGCTCCGCAGCATTGCGCGCCAGCGCGTGATCAGGGAGCAGGGCAAGCCGCCTGTCGCCGAGCTTTATATCTCACCACCTCTACCACCTGACGAGCCGGTCAGCCTTGATATCGAGTTGCTCGACCTGAAGCCGTGCCACTGTCGTTATCCGCATGGGGACAATCCTTTTTTGTTCTGCGGGCATCCGGCGAAGGCGTTCGGCACGCCCTACTGTGAATTTCACCACGACGTTTGCAACAGACCAATGATCAGGAGGCGCGCAGCATGACACCCAAGAAATCTCGGCACTCGCCATCGTCGCTAAACGCATTTGCGTCCAGCCCGGCGACCTTCGTCATGGAGCGGTTGCTCGGCTTCTCGTCGCCCGTTGGCGCCGCCGCGCATCGCGGTACTGCTTGCGAGAGTGGTGTCGTCTCGGCGCTCGTAGAGGGGCATGACGACGATTATGCGGCTGGCGTCGCCCTTGTCGAGTTCGACACGCTGTCGGCTCTCTCTGGCGACCCTCGCAAGGATAAGGTTCGCTCACAGGTCGATCCAATCACCCGGCAAGCCATCACGGCACTGCGCCCCTACGGCAAGCCAAACGCGACGCAGGGCTTTATCGAGTGGAAGCCGGAAGAGTTGGAATATCCGATCGTCGGCTACTTTGACTTCATGTGGGACGACGTTGGCGTGGTTGTTGATTTGAAGACGACAATGTCTTGCCCTTCGTCGATCCGCTCCGCTCATGCACGCCAGGTGGCGTTTTACTCGGCTGGCAACCTTGCCGGGCGTGTAGCATATGTGACGCCCAAGCGCGCCGAGATATATGAGTTGGAGGATATTGCCGGGCATCGAGCGGCGCTGTTAAAGATGGCGATTGCTTGCGAAAACTTCTGCAATTTGAGTGACGACCCTGAGTTTTTCAAGTCGATTGTCGTACCAGACATCGACCACTATTTCTTCTCCGACCCTGCGGCGCGCCAGAAGGCGTTTGAAGTATTTGGAGTTTAGGCAATGACGGATGATAAAAAAAAGGAAGAGCAAGTTCAGGCGAGATTTGAGAAAACTGTCGAATTGGCGGAAGAAAGAGCCGTCGAAATGGCAGAGGCAAAACGGATATTACCGGCGTGGTTTATTCCGCGCATGATAGACGATAGCTGGCATTTTGGTCTACTGACGACGAGCGGTCATATAATAGAGATAGAGTGTATCTATCGTGTGCTCCAGGACGCAAATGGCGGTATCTGGATAGATGTTGCGCTGGTAGAAATGAATGGTCATTTTTTTGGGGATGATAAGACCAGCCAGTCATTGGGGAAGAGATTCGCCGCGCCTACCGGTCGCCACACTGCGTCTATTAATGTCGCGCACATAGTCGCGGCCTTTGAACTCGCAGACGGATAATTTACTCCCCCTGGCGGCACGCCAGAAGGCGTTTGAAGTATTTGGAGTTTGATTATGAGCAGACAAAGACATTTAGGGCCGACACAGAAGATCGAGGTAGCGTTTCACTACCACTTCAACGACATACCGCAACACGTCTTGGCGGCAATATATCGCGTCAACCAGGGGCGCATTGCTGAAGCATTGAAGTGCGTCAACGACGCTGTTGGCGTCGGGCTTTACAAAACCAACCATGAGGAGGATAACCTTGTCGAAATTCTAAGAACACCGACGGAAACGTAAACGTAACATAAAAACGTAAAAGGAAAACTATCATGGCTTTAGGTTTTACAGAGACGAGCGGCGCTGACTTCCTCCCCATCATCAAATTTGATGCGCGTGCGGGGCGGTTTTTCCGCGTCGATCGCTCGCAGGGTAGTGAGGGCTGGACGAGCGCGTCGGTCGACATTACTGGCGTGTTCCAAGCGGTATTTGACTTCGCCAACATCGAGGCTGGTTGGGCGGCGTTTACGGATGGGCGCCCGTCCTTCGTCATGGCACCGATCGGCGGTGCCTTCCCGGCGAAGCCGAGCGACGCTCACAAGCAGGGCTTTCGCCTGACGGTAAAGCTGGGCAAGGAGGCGGCGGACGGCGAGCCGCCTGTCCGCGAGATGGCTTCCACAGCAATGGGCGTCAGGCGTGCGATTGACGCACTGCACGACGAGTATGTGGCTGGTCTTGCGGGCAACCCTGGCAAGTTGCCGGTCGTTAGCTGCAAGGAGACGCTGGCGATCGAGAGCCAGACGCCAGCCGGCAAGACTTTGAATTATGCGCCGGTATTTTCGATCGACAAGTGGGTTGCGAGGCCCGCTGATCTTGAGGAAAAGGTTGATACACCACAACCTTCGCCCGCTACCCCTCCTCGGACGGGTGACGCCGTTGCCGCGCCTCCCCCGGCGGCGGCTGTCGCTGAAGTTGTCGACGACGACGATTTCGGTTAAGCGGTGAAGACGGCGGCGGCGCTCTGGCGGGCGTCGTCGCCGACGCATCTGGGGAGATGTCATGTATGAAATAGACGAAGAGTGGGCGACGCCAGCAGACTGGGCCGGGTTATACCGCGCTGCCGGCTGGCAAGTCGTGCCGGCATTGACGCCTGGCAAAGAGAAAAGCTGGAAACGCCCCGCGCTCAAATCGTGGGTAGAGTTCCAGACACAGATCGTCGACAATGACCTGTTCGCGCTGTGGTACGGCGAGAGCGGCACCTACGCGCAACACCAACAGATGGGCCTCATCACCGGCCAATGTAGCAACGGCGTCTGCATTGTGGATCTCGACACGCCGACGCATCCGGAAGCCGCCGAGTGGTGGAATGGTCTGCTCGCGGCGCACAATAACGGCGTCGAGCCTGAGACGCCCCACCAGGTAACTGGCGGCGGCGGTCTGCAATATGCTTTCCGCTTCGGCGAGATCCCGGCGACGTTCAAGACATCAATCGGCGTGGATATCCGGGGCGCGGGCGGCTTTGCCATGCTTCCCTCGTCCCTCCATTCCAGCGGGCGGCATTACAAGTGGATGATCACGCCTGACGGGACGAACGTCGCCGACGCGCCAGATTGGCTGTGTGAGGCGATTTCGACGCTCCACGCTGATCACGGAGGGCAAGCACCGCGAGAGCGCACGGCGTCGCCCGTGAGCGTTCTAAGCCCTATCAGCGGTCAAGTGACCGATGGGCGTGAGCAATACATGGCTGACATGATCTGGGCGGCGATGGTGGATCTCAGGCGCGACGCGCCGATGATTACCGATGATCTGCTGGAAGAGAAGTGCAGCGAGAAATACGCGCTGTATGTCGATCACGTCAAATCGCGGATGCAGGTCAATGGTTTGGACATACACGCCCGTTTAGAGCGCGAGGGGCGCGGCTGGACAGAGTTTCAGAAGAAATGGGCATATGCCGCCAAGAAGTGGGGCTTCGAGGTTACGCAGGCGGCTCTGGTCGAGCCGAAACCCGGAAACCCTAAAGGAACCCCGGAAACTAGGTTTTCGGGGGGCGGTGATCACCGCCCGGCAGTGTTACACGACGAACAGCCGACAGACTTGTATCCGCTCCTCGGCGTGGCTGACATCAAGGCGCTGCCTGACCCGAAATGGCTGGTGTCGGGCATGATACCGGAGGCGTCGCTTGGCTTCATTTTTGGCGCGCCAGGTGCCGGCAAGACTTTCATCAGTCTCAGCCTCGCCCTTAGCCTGGCGACCGGAAAAACCGAGTGGTGGGGGCGCGAAATACAGCGCGCCGGGCCGGTCGTCTACGTGTCGAGCGAGGGCTTTGCGGACCTGAAATACCGCATTGCAGCATGGGAAGGTGCAACCAAGACCGACGCCAATGACGCCCCGTTCCACCTGATGCCTAACAGCCTGTCGATGATGGTGCCGCCTGACGTTGACCGCCTGTCGCGCACGATTGACACGCTAAAAAAGCCGCCAGCCATGATCGTCGTCGATACGGTCAGCCGCGCCATGCCGGGCGCTGACGAGAACCTTCAAAAAGAAATGACGCTATTCGTCGCCGCGTGCGATCTGCTGCGGCAGCGGTTCGAGGCGGTGATCCTCGGCGTGCATCACACAAGCCGCGAGGGCGGGCATCTGCGCGGGTCCAGCGTCATGGATGGCGCCGCCGACTGGTTATACGCAATTACGAGAGAAGAAGGCGCAACTACGGGATTGATGAGTGCCAAGAAGATCAAGGCGGCGGCTGACGGTTGGAAGGAAAACTTCTCGTTGGAGAAAATCAATTGCGGACCTGACACCACGTCCCTGTTTGCCAACAAGACCGGCGACGTGGCGAAGGACAGCGGCTTGCCGCCGACGCATATCTGCAAGACGATCCTCGACGAGATCAGGCGTATGTGGGATGCGGGAGATCCGTTCTCGACATCGGTGCAGTCGCGCTCCCAGGGGCGCAACATCTACACGCACA